TTTTTTTTTTTTTTTTTTTTTTTATAGGTTAATAAGTAAAAAAACTGGGTTTCTGGGTACCGAGGCCCTATTTTTGGGTAAAACCCCTAGTCAAACGGCATTTGACGTGTACCCAGTTTGGTTTCAAAACTGGGTACCGTACCCAGTTTTCTGGGTACACCCTCGATTTTTGAACTCTAATATTTCTAATGTTTGCAATCGCAAAGTTGGATTTTTGGCCCCGTACCCAAAAAACTGGGTACATTTTACAAAACTGGGTACAAACTGGGTACACGATTTTACCCAAAATGTTACCATTTCGTAACCTTTTGTTAACCTTTTGTTAACCTTCTTCCGCCCACTCCACGAGCAAATGCCGCTTCGGAGAACGTCTTCTTCTCGGCAACCGCGGCCTTCACCCGCAAATCAATCGGGGCTTTAGAGGTCAGGTAATAGTACCACAAGTCGCGGTACTCGGTATTCAGCCTATCAATCCGACCCGCCGACTGCTCCATAATCTTGTACGAATAGTTCATCGACCAGTATACAACAACGTTAGTCGATGTACAGTTCCACCCCTCAGCCCCCGCGGTGTACTGTACGAGATACGCCCATTGCTCCCCCTCAGGAAGCCTATCGTGTCGATGACCATTCCACTCCCGAGTCTCTCGACCGTCCTCACAAAGGATCTCACGAAGCAGATCAAGCTCGTAATTGTAGTTGTAGAATATGATCATACGATCGTGCATCGCCAGAATCGCTTCAAGTTCGCTCCGCCGACTCAAATCTGTCGACACAATCCGCCGAAGCAGTTGACAAAGCTCACTAGCTGTCTCAATAGGACAGTCCTCAAATTCATTCCAGCGCTCTTTCCAGACGCGTTTGTACCGCTCCCGGCTATAGTCAGCCACACAATACACGTGATGGCGCTCTGTTTCACGCTCGTACGGGATATCCACCAAGATCTTATCCCGCAACCTCTCAAGGCGCTTCACCCCCACAAACCTATCGATCTGCGGGAAGTTGCGGAAGTTCTTGTATACGACGTGCTCATGTTTGAATTCCGTGATGTTGCGGTAGAACCCGTTCGCGATAAATACTGGAGCGTAGTCCAGCCACGTATCTCCAGGTGTAGCACTCAACAAGATCCACTGGTTTGCCCTAGCGATCTTATAGAATGCCTTAACCCATGCTCCAGACCCCACAAGACGCTGCTCATCGAAGATAAAGAACGCATCTCTGACGTCTGCGTACTTCTTGATATTATTCCAGCTGTCTACGTCAACCTGACACACCCCCTCAGACCCCTCTGAGAGGCCAAATACGGCCATCTCACGGCTCCATTCGTTCGTGTCCCTCTTTCTGGCTGTGGTGATTATTACGAGGCGTTTAGAATGGCGTATAGGCGCTTTGATTTCACCCCCTTCCAACTTACCATCACAGATTTTCGAAAAGAAAAAGGCCAGTGAAGTGCGAGACTTCCCCGTCCCGACCCCACCACAAAGGATGGAGCCAGGGCGGAGAGCCTCGATTGCACTCACCTGAGCCGGATACAGCTCGAGTTTCAATTGTTAGTCCTCTATAAGATCATCGATCCAGCGATGAATGAGCACAATAGTGTCAGGAAGGTCTTTAGGATCGGCCGCTTCAAGCTCGTCCAGGTCCCACAGAATGGATTCCTCGTCAACAGGCGATGGTTCCCAATACCAAGCGGTCTTGAAGCGCGTCAACAGACCGGAGACTGACTGCTCTGGATCAAGGTTGCGCCATGCGAGAGTTGCCATACCTTTTAGAATGGCCGCCTCAACCGCGGTAATTTCCAATCCGCCGTTGATTACTTCCGAAATATAACGAAAAGCGTTCTTTGACTGGGATGTCTTGTCTTCAATTGTGATGGCTGTGTAGGTCATTCGACTTCTCCAAACAATTCGTCCACCATTTCTTCGTCGATATAGGGTCCATACCTTTTAAAATCGTCTCGAGTTAGCGCCGCACGACCGCGCTCTGCGATACGGTTAAGGAGGTTGTACAGATATTTTGGATATGCGATCGGCTCATCTATTTCGATTCTTCGAGCCAATCGTAGAGCGTCTAGACGCCTCTCGGGTAGTGAGATTAGTGACTGTAGCGCATGACCAGCATGAACGTGTTTATCTTGAATACTAACACGGTACGCCATCAACAGAAGCGTTCGGTAGTATTCAACAGCGTCTACCTCAATAGGTTTTCGGTCGTTGAAGAACTCCGTAAGCTCTCGCCAGGCTTGCTTAGCGGCGCTACGGCAGAAGTAACAACCATTATGGTACATTTCGTCCTCTCGTCTCAGACCTCTTCGTACTCGGCGTACTTGCTCGAAAGACCCTCAACAGCCGTGTAATAGATCTCCTCGAGATAAGCTTTCACGCCGCTGTTACCGTTGACTTCCCACACATATGGACGAACAACAAGATCCACGTTCAGCGGAGCTACACGGTCCAGAACACCCACAGACTGAGCGTCAAGAGCCATCTTACGTCGCCCCTGGATCAAGAAGCACAGAGGGTCGACACCACGAGCCTCAGGGTGTGACTTGAACTTGACCGTGACTGCGAGGTGTGCTTCTTGCGGATCCTCAGGATGCCGACCTTCACGCCACTTGATCTTCCAGCCCTCTTCCTCGAGCTGAGGCGCCAGATCTTCGGGAATAACAAGTGTGAAGTTCCGCTGACCGGCGGGGTTATACATCCGCTCTTCACCAGAGAAGTTCTTAAACAGTAGTCGAGCGCCCTCGATAACGATGGGTTGCGGACGTTTAATTCCTTCAGACATTCTATTCCTCACTTATCCGTCCCAATAACGGCCTTGATGTGCTTGTCGTAACCGCTATACGGCATAGTGCCGTAACCTAGAGGCTTACGAAGCTCTTTAACCTGCGTCAAATATACTCCGGCTACTTCGAAGTCGTTGTCTAGCAACCTCGTAGCTGCATCGTACAGCAACAAGAACGCTTCAATGCCTCGAACCGCGACGACTCCATCCTCCATGTCACAATGCTGGAACGGTCGCCACAGAGACGCCAAAAGCAGAACATCGGAGGCCATCTCGCAGAACGACTTCAGCGTATCGCCGGACACACCGTTACTAATGAGATCGTTCTTGTGGTAGTGGAGCCGAACCGCCATGCGCTCGAAGTATTCGAGACGCAACGTGATAACTGCCCTCTGACGGCGACTCAGGTGCGGTTTGCAGGACTGCAAGATACTATCAGTAACCTGCGCCCGTTCGATCTGGGCCAGCTTGATGGTCATTTATTATCCTTTCGAATTTTCGTGCCAGACAGCAGAGCGTCTATAAACTCGGACTTCTCTACGTCGATGGCAATAGTGTTGTGTTTTGAGACGAAGTATTGGATTCTTTCTCGTCTAGTCTTCGGATCCGCAAAACTCAGCAGGGTCGGTCCACTTGGCGATAGTATCGCGCGCTTTGTCGGACAAGGCTCTAAAGTACGAATAGTCAATCGGTCCATCCAGGCCTACTTCTTTCATCGTCTCCGCCTCCACGAAGCGGTATCCCTTGGTTCCTGCCAGCGCTGAGAACTTCCCGTCTTTCTCCCGCCAGAGGGTTCCTCCACCCTGCACCACGGGCACGAAAGCTCCAGAGCGTCCAATATAGCGCATCTCAGGTTCTTCATCGGTTCCCGTGTTCATATGGATTGATGTGGTAACGGTCTTCTTGATCGTGACGTCGTCGAACTCGAGAGCTTCCTTGGAGAAGAGCGTCTTGAATACGTACGGATCTGCGAACTGCGCTCCCGTGGCATGCCATGTGCCCTCATAGTCTCGGGCAATGTATACCGCGTCATTCACCAGACACATTCGCTCGTAGCGGTCCTCGACCTCGAACTCGTAGCCGTACTTCTTGCCAAACTCGAATATGAAGTCTCTCGTTTCTTGAGAGGGCTTCGCAACCTTGATCGAGTCCGTCTTAACGTGGAGTACATGCACGCCTCGCTCTTCGAGTGCCTTGACGAGATCCACCATGAACAGAGCACCGCGCTTAGCTACGATGTTGTCTTTGTTACGTGGATCCCTGAACGGGTTGTCGAAGTGCGCCGCTGTGAGCCCATATACGATGTTGATCACGATCTTCAACGCATATGCGAGATCATCGAGACCCTCTTCGTCGTCCAAGAACGGCGCCAGAGCCCCACCAAGAAGCGTCCGGGCCTTGTCGAGTTCACGGTGCTTGATCGCGAGTCGAGCCTCTTTGATGTCGGAGTAGTTCTTCGTGTACGGCCCAAACAGGTTCAACTGCTCGATAGAGGTTGGGTGCATAGACGCGACATCAAACACCTCAACATCGTAGTAGACGCCAGGGTCAGCCATGACCAATCCACCCTCGCCGGTCGTGATACCGCGGTAGGTAGACTTGCCGAACTTGTACTCGTAACCGGGGAACTGTTTTGAGAGATCCGTGTAGACGAACTTCTCGTTGGCGTTCTTGTCGCCTTCGAACAGGATCTTAGCAGTATGTTTAGCCGTTGGATCATTTACCGACAGCCCAGACAACGCCGCAAGGATTTTACGAGCCTTGAAGTCTGCAGAGCGGGCGTAGAACACGGCTTTGGTCGCCTTGACGTCGTTAATACAGTACGTCGCAACCTTCTCCCACATGTCCTCAGGCACAGGCTCATCCCATGGCAATCCAAGCTCCAGGTGATGAATACCGAGATCGAGCTCAAACCGCTTGAGTGACTGTTTCAAAGAGGAGAAGTCGTAAATATCGCAGTAAGACAAGCCAAACGCTTCACGGAAGTAACCGCCCTTCTCATTTGTTACGATCCTCTGGCTCAAGCGGTACAGTCGCTCATTGTCATAGCCGAGGTATCGAGCGTATAGAATATGGTTATCGTACTTCCGGTTGTTGAACCCGACAAGCCGCATCCGAAGTAGTGGTTCAATCTCTGATGATGTCGGATTGATCATTGTTACAGCTTGGTCGCTGTCTTCACGTTCCCATACAACCACAAAGAGGTTCGGGAACACCTCGACGTCGTAGAACACGATCGGGTCATCTGTCGGCGGATCTGCCGCTTCGTCATGCTCAGACTTGTACGGGAACTTCATAGCGCGTTCCATACACTCTCGTGAGTGGTTTGACGATCCAGCCGCAAACATGATGACTTCAGACTCGAGACTCGAGAGATCGTACTCCACACCGGAATTGTACGCCTCTGTCAGGATTTTCTCTATAAAATCAACGTTCGGCTTTGTGGCCGAGTGAACCTCTTTGCGCAGCGCCTTCTCTATCGAGGCCCGCATAGTTCGTTCGTTAGTTACGATGTCATTACGAATCACCTTCTGTTTCCTTTCCGGCAGCCCTCCGCTTATTGGAGCGATAGGGAGTCCGTTACTATAGCTGAACCTACGACGGAGCGATGAGTTCCCACGGAAGACTTTGACCTCGATGCCGGGTTCGTAGTCTTGGGCCAGCTTCGAGCTATCTCCGTGGTAAATATAGTGAAGATGAATCCCGTTCCCGCCTTGCGAGTATTCGGCGTATGTAGCTGGCCATTTCGCAGCCGCGGCTAGGTTTAGATCTCGGTCCTTCTCCCCACAGTCGTTCTTAAGGTCGAAGTCGATAACAATATGGTTCTCGCCTGGCTGAAGGTAGTGGAGTTCTCGCTCGTCAACGTCTACAAGCTTGGTGGTTACTTCGTTCCATCTTCTAGCGGGTGTACCAGCCTCAGACGCATACTGGGCGGGACAGAGTCCGCAGACATCGCTAAGTCCGGAGACTCGACTGTCCAAGGCCAGTTTTCTGGGTGCAGATTTTTGGCCATGTCGTCGCTCCATCTTTTCGACACGGAAGTCGTAATAGACGTTGCGTCTTCGGTCGTCCCTACCGAGGGCTCGCTCTCTGAAGTCATTAAAGTATTCCTTTAGTTCTTCCTGGAAACGGAACCGTGGCATCTTGAACTGAAGTCCCGTCTCGTCTACGTACTCTTTGTACCAATCATACGCCTGTTTGAGCGTCAGACCATCGTCCATCTCAAGGATCTGGTCAGAGTATGACCGGACGTAGTCGAAGAACGGGTCGGTCTGCTCAATCATCGCCATTGGCACGTAGTCGGAGTAGTAGTCCTTGCCGAGGCGCCTGAACACCTCCAAGCAGTGCGCTGCAATCCCACCCAGTTCGAACGGTAGGCGGGCTACAGCCTGATGGTACTCGGCCACTGAGAGGCGCTTACCGGTTGGGTGTACGTCAATCAGACGACGGATGATGCCCGACTTCGCGTCGGTGATCTTAACAGGCCTGTTTGTTCCCATGAAGAGGAACGCCCGGAGTTTGATGTCACGAGGCGACTTGAACTTCTCGTTCAACGTCATGACATCGTGGCCGACGATCGAGTTCAGCTTAGTGTTGTCCTCAATACGGGACAAGTCGCCGTCATGCTGGATACCAACAAGCGGGTTGTTCTTGAACACCTCGGTAGCGAAGGCTTGCCCGTTGGCGCCAAGAGCTTTGGCCTCAAACGTCGCCACGTAGCCTTGGAACAGCTGCTCGATCAAGTTGATGATCGTCGACTTACCCGTACCTGCTTGGCCATAGAACACGAGGAACTTCTGGATATGACGAGCTTCACCGGCAACGATTGCGCCGATAGCCCACTCGAACTTCTCACGTTCTTCAGACGTGTAGAGTCGCTGCACAAGCAGGTCATAGCTGGGAGTCTCTTCCGGAGCAACTGTGTAGGACAGAGCACGAGTTGCGTAGTTCTCTCGTTTACGCTCGTCGCTCGCCCAGGTAAGCTCACCGTCCAGATCTTGGTAGTGATCTGGAAGACTGTTGAGGTAGCGCCTCCAGCTACTCCAAGCCTGTGACGAGAAGTCCTGCAACGAGTGGACAGAAATATAACCATCATCTGGAGCGGTCAGAGTGTCGGCGTAAGCGTAGAGCTCCCGGTCGATAAGTTCACGAGCCCGATACTCGTCCGTGGACCAAAAACCTGCATCCTCGTCCCAAATAGCGAAGAACTCTTTCCCGCGCACCATCAAATCGCGGGAGGGGAGAACAGCGAACGCCGGAAAGACCTCGATGATGGTCTGTCGAGATCCTCCGACGTTCTTCTGCTTCTCCTTGTGACGGACCTGAACAAAGTCCATTATAAACCTCCTAAATCAGGTCCGTTCTGTCAAGAATATAATCGCCGAGCTGAACCCATAGTGACTTAGATGCGGCTTGAGTAGACCAGAAGAAACTGGCGTTACCGCACAAAACTGCGCTGAAGCAACCCTCAGCGTAACCCTCATCCCAGTTTTCGTCGTTCATACAATCCAGCCCGGCATTTCCTAGAAACTCCCAGAACCAGCCAGCCATCGACTGCTCGGCGTCGGTACCAGCAGCCAAGAAGTCTGCATGACCGGCCAGTTCCAGGAGTACCTCAAGCCACGTTGGCTCTCGCCAATGCGACAATATCCCTTGTTCCCGGGCCTGCCAACGGAGTTCACTGACGGCGTCCCGTCGGTTCTCATCGTCAACGCAGCCCGGAACGAATTCTTTTCGCGATAGGAATTCGATCAAAAGCCAGTATGTCTGGCTAGGATCAAGGTCGTCGGGATCTGCGACCTTGCCATAGAGCCAGCCCAAATATGGACTGTCTCCGACCCTCACTCTCCGAGGACGTACTCCTTATACGAGTAAGGGACCGCTTGAATCTCGTAATCGACACCCACGTCTTCGTTGCGGACAAAGCACGACTCATCCGGCTCGAGAGTGATGTACCAGTTACCGATGAGGGACTCTGGATCGGGGAGTTCTTGTTCGTCAACTGAGGCAACGACCCCGTCAATCGTGTAGTAGAGGAGCGTTTCAGTTTCTGGTTGTGGGGCGTCGATGAACTCGTCCTCACTGAGCTGTCGGATACCGGTCCCAGTCCGGACGACATCAACATAAGATTCGTCTGAAGTCGTCTCGTAGCTTTTGGAAAGCTCTTCGCTTTCTTCCACGTCCTTCACCTCCTCCCTTTCAGGCTCCCCATCTTCGGGGGCAGAAGAAGCCTCGTGTAGCTCCTTGTAGCGGCGCTTGAACTCTGCGACTTCTTCAGCCACCTGTTCTTCCACAGCGCCTTCATCAGGCTTGCGGATGGTATAGCCAATGACAACGCCAATAGCCACACCCGCCGCGCCGGCCAGTACATGCTTCCACAAAGGGTTTCTCCCTCATCTCAAAGTGCAGGAATAAGGTCGTAGACAGGACCGTCTACGTTGAAGTCCAGGACAACTGCGTCATCGTGTCCGGACAGAAACGCTCGTGCCGAGGGTGTTTCTCCCTCAAACACGCCGAAGCTGATCACTCCGTCGCCAGGAGTACGCCCGAGTTCGGAGGAGAGCTTCGCCATCCTGGGGGTGGTGTAGTCCTTAATCCACCCAACCAGCGCCGCATCCTTGCTCAGTGGCAACCCAAGAGCTTTATAGACATCGTTCAAGAACACAACCCCACGAGAGTCCAACTCGCGGTTGAAGTGGTTCTCCAGGCTGCGGAGCGTCAGGTACTGAATATCGCGGTTCCGACTCCACTCGAGAGCCGACTCGTCCCAGATACGGGCATACTGAGATGCTGCCATCCATTCGCCGTCACCCACCTGGAAGTATTCCGTACGGGTGGACTTGTTGCCGTATTCGTCTTTGATCTTCAGCTTCTTAGCCTTCACGCCAAGAGCGAACTCGCTATCTGCGTCCTCGCCGAGCTTCTCGCGAACCTTGGAGCGGTACTTATCCAGGGCAGTCTGAGCCGCAGCAGCGGCCGAGGTCATAGCAGCGAGACGTCCTTTGAGGATTCCGGTCCCCCACAGGATAGAGCCGACAGATGCTGCACCGATCAGAACCGATGGGCCGTAGATTTGAGTGAAGGACCAGACACCCTTACCAATCAGCTTACCGTAGTCCTTGGCGCGATCCTCCACAGGGTAGTCCTCGTTAGAGCAGACTTCTGTAGCCTTCTTAATAGCCTCGTGCTCGCTCTTGAGCATGTTTGTTGCCGCTTGATGCCAACGGACACCTCGGCGAATAGCCAGAACTGCGCCCCCGATGAGGCCGGCGATACCAGCGCCAATCAAGATCTCAGGCGAGCGGAATTTTACGCGGTTGACCGCGGTGTTGAAAAGTGATTTGATACTCACTTGTACTCGATCTCCTTCCAGAGAGTGATCACGGTCATAGCGGGCATTTCAGTCACCTGGACCGCTCGACCTTCATAGTGTGTTACAATGTTCTTGTTTCGGACAGTGACTGAGGGCTGCTTGAGCCATGTTTTGACTGGACGCAGATCATAAGTAACCTCGCGGTTAAGATCGCCCTTAACTACGCCTTGAAATCCTACTCCAAGGCGTACTAGACTTTCGGCCTCATCCCAGACCTCTCCTCGAGGAGCGTCGACGATTAGGGTTTTGTTGCGCTGACCTTTCTCAGCTCCGCGTACAGTAAGTTCTGTAGTCTCGGACTTAACGATGAGGTCGCACCACTTGTCGTTCATTCCGTAGATTCTAGCGAAATATGCCGCGACGTGGTCGGCACCCTTGAGGGTTCTATCGGGTGTGTCTTTATGGCGGATCGTAACGGTCCACCAGCCACGATCATAGTATGAGTCGTGAAACTCTCGCATATCGTCCAGCTCATAGAGCTTGTCGAGCAACCGCTGGAGTTCTCTGCCAGAAGTTGTATCGTCGAACGCGCGTCGCGTGGTGCAACACTTACGGTTCTTCGGTGTGATCTCTACGATCCATACCCCGCACGCCACTTTAATTGCGGCATCGTCCTCTGGGATACACCAACAAATAACCCTATCGAGTTCTTTGTACGTGTCGATGATTTCATCGTCTTTGTCAATCATACTCGCCCTCCAAGACGCCGCAGCGTCACGCGCCAGGGTTTAGCGCGCTTCTTGAGAAGGTAGAGTCCTTCCATCTGGTTTGGAGCCATTATTAGCGAACCTTTCTTAGAGCCCAACTGTATCGTGTGTGATTGTGAAATCCCAGACCTCGAGCAGGGATGCTGCCGAATACGAGCATCGCCTGGTAGCGAGATGTCATGTAGAACCACGGCATTTCGAGGAAGTGGACCTCTACATGTTCAGGTTTTCTACCTGTGACGTCAACGCGCAGCTCAAAAGTGTGATCGCTGTAGACCGCGTCTTTGAAGTCATGGGTCTCAACGATCTCGGTGACCGCCCGATCAATATCGTGCAAGAGCTGCCACTTAGTGGTGTAGTCGGTCAATTCTGTTCACGCCTCTTGATGACAGTGATGTCGATGCGATCAAGGTGCTCGATCACACGGACGGATTCGGCATGAACCGTTTCGAGTCGACTGATGGCATACTGGCGGTCTGCTTCGACCATTCCAAGGCAGTCGATTTCGTAGTTACTTTTCTTTACTCGGATTGTCTTCTTCATTTCTTAGAATCGCCTTTCTTGGACAAGTAGCACTCGCAGGTGATGATTTCATCAATATGGGACTTAAACGCTCGGTTGTAGGTCGTCTCGCCAGTCAGGGCCGAATGTGCTGTCAAGCAGGCGTTGAGACGTGCGGCTATCGCATCAAACGGGTATACAGCCTCTGAAGGTCGACCTTGGAATGTCGTCACCTTAATGGACCAGTCCAGAGCGTTGTATACCGCAGGTTTAGGATGGTTACGCAACAGATCAACAAGCGCGTTATCTATAGCCTCAACTAGTGCGGCTTTACCTGGCATATAATACAACGTCATCGCCTCGTCTCGATAGTGATCGGTCGTGGAAGGTCGAGAATATATCCCGCTCGAGTCCTCCGGATGGCGGCAGAACCAAGACGCTCCCAACCCCAGTTATGGTCCGGATGGTCTGTCGAGATACCTGCGAGGTCATAGAAGTCGGCCACAGTAGCTACTCCATAGGCGTCAATCAGATCCATCAACCTCTCAAGCACAAGGTCTGCTTCGGCTCGGTCATTAAACACCACCTCGTCGAAGTTATGCTGCGTTTTGACTCGCGGAGCGAGTTCGCGTCGGGGGTCTCTAACTGATCCGTCAGAACGACCTCTAGAATATGAGGTGTAGTCGGTCCTGTGGTTGGTTGAGCGAGAGCTCACCGGATAACCCCGCCCGTCACCGAACAACGCCCTGTTGACTGTAGCAGCGACCGCGTCTTTAAGGTTTGGAACAATGACGTCGTAGACTATATAGTCAAGGAGCGCCCTACCAGTCTCTGCGACAAGGGCGCCCTTAAGTCTACCGAGCCCGTGAGAACCCCTCTGCTCTAGGCGTGCTTGGACTACGGGCTTGATTTGCTTTTGCGACTTGCTGTTGTGGCTATTCGCCGGAGGAAGGTCTATTTGGGCCATCTTTTCAAGCTCCATTCGTATTTTTCGGTTCTCGCGCCCATAGGGTTATACCATACAGACTTGATGTGTTTATCGTGAAGGCCTCGAATCTTGATTGTAGCGACTGCGTGTTTATCAGCCACAACATTTCTTGCGTCAGGCTTCATCGTCGGCCAGACCTCAAAAGTCCATGGACCATCGAGAAATATAACAGTACGCTTGGTCGGCTGTAAGTCGAATAGTTCACCAGCTAGTTTGTTTAATACTTTGGTGGAGGTCTTGAGGTTCACTCGTCATCACCAACCCCGAAAGTCTCAGAGGTTACGGCCATACAGATGCTGAGCAGCGCTGCAAATCCGAGGATGCCGACGACAATCATGAAGATGGTTTGTCCTACGTACATTTTTACCTTTCTGGTCGAACGAAAACCCTACCACTTGGGTAGGGCGTTTGGTCAGCGGAGAATCTTGGGTACGAAGCTGAACGCTTTTGACAGCAGCGGTGTCGCATGTTCCGCGGCCACGATGACGAGGATTCCAGCAATGGATGCCGCCGCACCGATGATGGCGTCCTTACTGATCGGTCGCTTGGCTGGAGCGATGCGCTCCTTGGCCGCGGCCAATCGATCAAGGTCGGCAATCATCTGGTGGTAGGCGTCGTAGTTGAGGTCCTCGTCACGCATGGATTTGAGATGCGCGTCGATGATGTCGTCAATTGTCGTGATTTCGTTAGACATGATTTCCTTTCTGGTCATTATAGGACCAGAATATAAATCTCAGGACCAGTCGATAAAACAGATGAAGAACAGCACCGCGCAGAAGTATGCGCTGATCAGAACGAAGTCCAGCGTGCTCATCGTTAATCCAACACCCTCCAGACGCACCAGAAAATGAGCACTACAATAAGACACAAAATATTTACGTCCATTAGTAAACCTCGATTACGAAGCGGCTAGTACGATAAGCATGATCGCGCAGATAATGTACCCAACGATCAAAATAGGTTCCAATATTCCCATAACGCCCCGTGAGTAAAAAAAAACGAAAACCCTACCACTTGGGTAGGGCGAGAGAGGTCAGGCTTTGGGTTCGATGACTCTTCTCGAAGCCCAATCAACAAACGTTCCAGCTGCGTATGCAGCGGCCACAATACCGAGTGCTTTCCACTTGCCATTTGGCGCGTCTTCCTCTTCGAGGTTAGCGCGAGTAGCAAGATACTGCACAGCGGCACAGGAGGCCACCGCTCCGGCGATGGTAGCGATGAGATTGGTCTTGAACGAGTACTTACGAACGGATTCAAGCATTTTAGTTCCTTTCTGTCAATATACCCCCAGAAAATATCACTCAGACGCCGAGGTTTTGGCCTTCTCGACGACGTCCTTTGGGAGAATCCCGAGCAGGAACTCGTCAATTGCGTCAGGAGTGCTAAACATCCACTCGATGACTTCGTCCATGGCGCCGCCGAATTCGAAATCTGAGGTAACGTCAACGTCCTTCACGAACTTATTACCACGACGCTCACCAACGGCTCGACGAAGGAGCTCAGCAATAGCGGCGTAGACCTCAGGCACAGACTGCGACTCGGCAGTCTTGGACAGGAACTCTTTGAGTTCACCGTTGAACTCGGCGTCCCATTTAATAACCTCCGACTTCGTGAGGTGGAACCAATAGGTGCGCTCCTCAGTTCCGTCGAAGCCTTCAACTGTGACCTTCTTCGAGATCATGTATGTTATCCTTTCAGTTAAAACGAAAACCCTACCACTTGGGTAGGGCGTTTGGTCAGACGGTGAGAATGGCGAGGTACTCGCTCCGAACCCGACCCAGGCGACGGCGCAGGCGGGCTGCCTCGGAAGACGTGCGAGGTGCGAGCAGTTCCAGCAGCATATTGATTGCATCAATATCTGCGAAACAGACGCGGTTCTGGTCACGTTTCTCAAGGCCGTCCACAAGCGTGTCGATGGTGTCGATGGTGCGGAAGGTGAGGTTGGTGTCGATCATTTTCAGATTCCTTTCTGGTCATTATAGGGTCTGAAAATAAAACCCTACCACTTGGGTAGGGCCGACGGAGGGGTGTCTAGAGGGTCACTCTACGTTCTCACCCTCAATCACGAGAGGATCGGAGCCCGCCTCGAGTTCGGCGTTTGCGCGCTGGGTAATGAGTTGCGCTGCGAGCACAACAGTCGTCCCGGCGATAACGCCCGTAACAACGGGGTGAGCGGAGACCCACTCGCGAATGCGAGTGAGAACGGAGGTCTTGGTGGTTTCTTCAGACATGGTTATTCCTTTCTGTCATTATAGGACTTGTAAATATGACGCATTAGCGTCCGTAGACTTTCGAGTGGAGGTCCTTGATGCGAATCCACATATGCCGGACCAGGGTTTCAGCATAGTGGCGACTTTCCCAAGGATACGACGAGAGAAGGGTCCGCATTTTGGTGTGGTGTTTCTCTGCCATTTTGAGCTTTTTGCAGAGATCGGGGACGACGTTTGCCACCCACCACCCTGTGCCGTGAACGCGCTGGATCGCGTGTTTAGCGTAGAGAGCCTGCTCGATGGTAAGCAGGAAATATGCAGCACAGGACTCTCGATCACTAAACTCTGTAGCGATGGTAGCGTCAGTAGAGTCGGTCATAGACATGCGAGGGCGCTTTCTGGTAGTCGAGGACAAGATAGGGGCGGCCGTCCGCAGTGAGATCAGCGGAAAAGCTCGGTTCGATCAAGGAATCGGTATTCCAACCAACATCGTCGCCGTAGCGGAGCCGCTCAAGACCAAGGGCGTCATACAGATCATTGAGGGACGCGTAGAAGTTACTATTGATCTGCGCGTTGACGTCATTCACGGCACCTCGAACATCCTCCATAGATGCAACGAAGTAACGACCTGAATATGCTTCGAAGCAGAGCTGACTCCCCTCTGCAAGGTCGTCGGCTACAACCGGTGGCTCCATCTCGCGAGCTGCGGGCCGGGCCGCTGCGTTTTGAATTTCTTCGCGCAGCTGGGGCGTGGCTACATCTTTGACTGCCGTCTTGAGTTTATTGAGCTGCGTCTCGACGACGGTTGTTGCGGCGGCAATAGACGCGATACGACGGCCCAGAATACCGTGCAGACCGATGATGCATGCGCCAGTCACGGCGGCAGAGGACAGTGCAGGGACGAACTCTTTCCAAGTAAGCTCGACTTTTCGCCGGAATGGCGCCTCGCGCGCCTCGTTTCGAATCAGGATGTCCTGAGCTTTGAGCGCCCCTTTAGCGGTGAACATAGCCGTTACCGCAACACCAACGACAGCACTTGTTGTGAGGACGAACGGGGTAGCGTCGCGAATCAGTCGTTTCCAGTTGATGCTCATTCAGGAATCCTTTCATCGAGCCAGTTGAGGATTTTTGTTCGGTCGTAGTGGTTGTCGTTTTTCGCGTGTTGGAACGCGAACGTGGGCGACTTCGAGAAGCGAGCGTATTCTGAGATCCTATGGAACTCGCCAAAGTCGGAGTTGTCCTTAGAGAGGCGCTGGTTTATGAACTCTTCGCTACAGCCTCTTTGCTTTAGGCGCTCCCTCGTTACATCGTCGCTAGCGTACAACAGCAATATCGTTCGGTAACGAAACATTGCAATTCGTGCCGAAACGGGATCACCGATCATGACGTAGCGCTCAGCCGGATCGAATTCGAGGTCTTTCTGTAGAAACGCATATCGCCATAGTGCATCGTGTGTGACGTAGTCGCGAATATACTCAAGCTCTCCGGCCTGTTCCAACCCATGAAATTCGGAAGGTGAGACCCATCCTTTGTACTCGTCAAGTTCGCCGGGCCGCTTAGGACGTGTGGTGATGCTTCGGATCCAGCTCCAGCCTTTACCCTCTAGGGATCGAGCAAGACTTGTCTTACCACTACACGTCCCACCAATCAAATATAGCACGTTGTTATGCATTGTGTGTCCTTTCTGGTAGCTGGTTAGATCAGAGAACCTTCAGGGTGACCTTGTCGCCAGGGTTCGCAGGCTGGTCAAGAGTCAGTTGTGCGTCTGCGCCGCCGAGCTTAACGGTTCCGTTGGTATCACCGTCTTTGGCGTGGTAGTCGGCCTTAGACAGACCGAGCAGAACACCCAGGAAGGTGCAAACCACGGTGATGCTGGTTGCGAACTCGCCGGAGAAACCCCAACCCCAAACGGCAGCGAGTCCTGCGTACAGGGTAGAGACTGCCGGGAGTCCGATAAGGGTCGCCCACTTACAGACGTCGTAGACGCCGGACGAGAGCCAGGTTTTAGGAGTCTGGCGGGCGGCCTCGACGGCGGCAGCGAGTTCTTCGTCAAAGGCGTGCTTCGGTTCAGACAATCTGAATCCTTTCATTTGAGGGAATCGCGGAGAAGGCAGTACGCAGCGTAGCACCACACCGGGCCGACAACGAGACCGACGATGTTGAAAGTCACAACACCAGTGACCACAAATATAAGCCCAATCAGAGCAAACAGGAATGCGAAAACCATACCCGCAGGGTTGTAGTAAAACATTTTGTTCCTTTCAAGTCTAAAAAGTAAAACTCTACCGCTTGGGTAGAGTGTGGAGAGAGGTGTCAGTTTCGGTATTCACGCCACAGAGTCGTAGGCCACTTATGCGTTGCCATGCGGCAGGCAGCAGCGAACCACAACGCGGCCAACGCCCAGGAGATGGGGTTGAAGGTTGCGATTGCCGCCAATGCCCACATGGCAAAGATAAATGCGAGGACAATGCGGAGAGGGTTCTTGGTAAACATTTTATTCCTTTCTGTCATTATAGGGGCTGTTAAAAAAACCTACCGCTTGGGTAGGTCGTGGTGTCAGCGGAGAGCTGCGATCTTGTCTCTATACACCTGCGCGTAGTACTCATAGTGGTCTTTTATCGAATCGATGAGGTCTGACTCTTCGCCCGGTTTAACCGTGCGCATAAAATCAGCATAGTCTTCGGCGTTTCGATACGCCAACTCGAAGTAGTACTTCAGGTCGTATTCGGAGGTTGTAGCAGACATTATAGTTCCTTTCTGGTCATTATAGGGTCTGAGAAAAAACCTAGCACTTGGCTAGGTGTTGCAGATGGTGGTCAGAACAGTTTTCCCATCTCATACTCATCTTGAGCCTTGTACGCGCGAGCTGCGATGAGGCAGCCGACGATAACGGCGGTCATGGCGAGAACGATGGTGATAGTTGTGTACATGATTATTCCTTTCTGGTCATTATAGGGTCTGAGAAAAAAACCTAGCACTTGGCTAGGTTTAGAGGGTTATGCACCGATGAGGGTACCGAGACAGCCCATGTAGATGCGCTCAATACGCTTCGCCACACGAAGACGAGCATCTTCCGGAAGAACGGGATGTAGGTAGCCGTACACGACCCGAGCCAATGGGAGCTCATGGAACATGTCGGCCGCTTTTTCGCGGTCTTTTCGAACGATGGCGTCTTCTCCGTGTTGGAGAAGGCAGTCGAGAGAGGCAGCATGCATGTCGTGTCTGGGTTTCCAGTCAGCGGGAGGCATTTGCATAATGATTCCTTTCTGGTCATTATACCGGCTGTTATTTAGTCGTGTTTGTTACAGATTGGGAGTTTAGCAACCTCGTCTGCGATCTTCTTAGCCAGACCGTTCCCGCCAAGTTCGACATATGGTTTATATAGGTACTCCAGAAAACCCTTGTACTCGTCTTTGGTGAGCCAGCCTCGCTCAATGTAACCCATTCCAACATGCGCGATTCGGTCATACGCCAGTCCTAGGAGTAAATGTGTGCGTGCGTCTTTATCCGCGTCTCGTCTAGAGAGATATGCCCAAAAACCGGCGGATGCAAATACCGCGCCGAACATAGTCCCCCCGACTTGAACCAGCAGCGGGAGCATATCATGCGGCATCATTCACGCTCCCAGCAGAATATACGGACGACGCCCAACACCTGTCTGCGATACAGTCCAACCGTCCGAGCGGCCTTTATCGTCAACGCCCGACATAATGGTAGACGTGATAAAGTTCCGGAGCCAGTAGCGACCCCGGCCACACTTGCGCTCTGCCGGATATAGATTAAACAGCGGGAGCTGGTCTGACCTGAAACCCATGTCGAATCGCGTAGTGATGCCCCAAGAACAGTGACCAAACACCTGGCTTTCGCACATATCCATGAACTTCGTCTGAACCTCGGTGCCGTCGTTGGTTCGACCTTGAGCGTTCACGCCATTAGAGACGTACTCCATAAACGTGAATCCACCACCAGAACCATAGGTCGCTTGGAGTTGGGATATGGCGGGGTTATACTGCTGTTTGAGAAGCGACGTGTCCGTATTATACGCGTTAGGCATAGTACCGCCAGCACTCATCGGTCCTGTTGTCAGCCAGTCCGCAGAGATCAAGAGAATATGATGCCGGAGAACCTGGAGTGGGTAGTAGTAGTCAAAGGCCGCTACGATCCACTCATACGACTGTCCGCCACCGGTGGTTGTAATGCGATCGTTAATGGCCCAGAGCTTAAATGTCCCATCACGGACGTCTTTCTCCCAACCGCTTGGAGGACTGATAACCGTACGGCGACCGGTGTCGCGGATGTAGTAGTTCCGAGCCGCGCCAATTGGTTCGTAGCTCGAGGTAGCGTTAGCCGCTTTATTTTCGAGCACTCGAATTCGGCTATCGAACTGCGAAATTTTACCCGCTTCAGTTTTGACCGTCTGCTCGAGCGTAGCAAACTTTCCGACAACTCCATCAGCCTTCTGCTCCGCTCGATGTGCAGCGCTCGAAGCGACAGACGCGTTCGACATAGCACTGCTGGCCGTGCTCGTAGCGGAGCCCGCAGTTCGGACAGCTTGATCCGCCGTAGCTTTCGCCTGGTCCGCGACCTTCTTCGCTTCAATAATTGTAGACGCGTTGGGGGACTCGCCGAGGGCTTTCTCGGCACTCTTCACCCACTCGGTAAACGAGTTCTTGGTAGCGGTTACATCCTGATCCAGCTTGCGAGCCTTCTGTTCGAGCTCGGTTGTGACTTGCTGTAGCCGCTGGTTTGTATCGCGAATTGTCGAGTTGGCGTCGCGTACAACGTCGGTCACATCGATTGTCTTGAGCGGGCCTGTGATGTAGGGGCAGGCCGATGTACCGATCGTTGACTCGATGTTGGACTGAGTAATGGTCGTGCTGTTAGCCGGCCTGAAAATATAGCAGAGCGGCATCTGCTTGGTCAGCGAGTCGTCCTTGAGTGTTGGCTTTAGTGGCGTAGCGGCGGCGACTCCCGAAATATAATCGATACTGTTTCGGCGTACAGAGCTCGAGGTGTCGAACGTGAGCACCACAGCATCATATCGCGAGTAGTTAGGATGGGTGTTGGCTGGAACGCTCAGAGAGGCGTATGCGTCATTGTCTAGCCACGTCCCCCGACACCAAGCACGGCCGGAGTTAATGTATACCTGACTCGATCTCGATTCTACCTTGAGGCCGCCACCGACGCCAGAGAACACTCCATCTGAAATGATTCCGGTAAAGAGACTACCAAACTGCTGCGCGGTGTATTTACGGTCACCGTTTACCGAGTCAAAGAAGCCAGAAGTGATGGCCATAAATATCTCCTATAGAAAGCTGTCTGCGGCGGGTGTACTGTCGATCGTTGGGTATGCCGTGAAACCATTCTCGATAGTCCACGAGTATGTGTACTCCTTGACGCGAGCATACTGACGTCTGCCGCCGACCTCAACTGCGATGCGATCCCCAAGGTAGAAGTCGCCGTTCAACCCGTACGAATATAGATCGTTTCGAGTAATCTCGCCGGTGATGTTGTCGTAGAAGGCATGCTCATACAAGGCGCTTACGCCGTACGGCCTGAGCGTCGCTCTCACCCCTGGATTATCCACCAGCTGATTTTGGTTATTCCACTGCGGGTCGACAAACATCTCGCGGCGGTTTAGACCCTTAGCATACCGGTTCGATACGTCCTCGTTAATGATGACGCTATTATTCTGCCCACCCTCAACGTGGACATACGCCGATGTTCGATATGTTTTAGATGTCTTCCGGTAAATGATGTTCGATAGCGTACCCAACTCTTCATTAAATACGACCGGAAAAGTGTTATCTTCACCGCTTCGTACCTTCGGCTTCCAAAACTGGAAACGGATCTTATTGTTCTTCCAATATGTCCGGAGTCCACATTTGTAGATCTGCGCGCAGTATAGAAACATGTCCCATACGCTTTTACCTTTAGTCTCGTAGTCGAGATGGTGGACCGACCAGGATGAAGGGTCGTCAAGCGCAATCAAATCGATCTGTCGACTTAGTTCACTTGGGTTCGCGATTTCGTCATTGAAGACTTGGAGAAGGATCTCGTTTGTGGGGACACTATATGGGATAACCGATGTAGCGACAAGAACCCGCCTCTGGAGGATGGACTTCGCATCGCGACCGCGAATATAAACCGCAGACTGATCTCGCCCGCCCTCGTACGCGATCTCTTCGATGATCATTGTCTCCTCAGAGTAGGGGAGCTTTATGAATTTGTCCATGTAATCATCGAGATACGTAAGCAGATTTGGGTTTCGCTCCGGAATCCGAATCTCAAACTCGCCAACCTCCTGGTACCGCTCAGTCCAGATGAAGCTAGACCAACCTTTGATAGCTGACACCGGGGCAAGCCCGTAATTATACACGGGTATCGTTTCTAGGTACATTCAGACCCCCATGAAATATGTTGAATAGTATACCGTAACCGAGGAGAAGACGTTAACAGTACGAGAAAGCGAGGTGTACACCTCAAGCGAGTTTTCGCCCGGCTGAAGCTTCGGCCATTTTGAGTTAATTGTAACGAGTCCTGTTGCCTGATAGACCGTTCCATCAGGTTGACGTATAACGGCCCCGAACGTTCCCGGACGGCTGTCAATCTCGAGTGTGTAGCCGCTTCCAGGTGTCCTGCCAGTGATCATTCGATACAGGTCAACATTTATCTGAAGTAGTTCGCCTCGTGTATGGTTGTACAAAGACACTAGGCCGGGGTTACCAACCATAGGCATTCGGATCATAAATCCAGACGGAACTTCACCTACATACTCAATGGAACGACTTGACACCCGCTCGGTGGTGTTGAACTCCAGTTGTGCTATTCCCTGGTTATTTTGGAATGGGAAGGTGAACCCGCCAGTGCGTGTCTCAAATGGTATTCCCGCCTCCCAGTTTCCTGGAAGAGTGAGGTACGGCTGAGGACATAGGACCACAACCTGCACAGACTCGTTTTGCGAAAAGATGTTAGGCGTTACGGCCTCCACATATCCACGTGCTTCGTAGTCTCGGATATCGGTATGGAGCGTGATGACGACAGGTTGTTGAATTGGGAATGCGGAATAAATCATTCGGCGAGATCCCGGGACACCGTCGCCTATCATCTGCAGCTCGAACGTGATTTGACGAGTCTCTAGACGGGCCGCATTATAGCGAGCGCCGTCTTGGTTGTAAACGGACTGAAGAATAAGGTTTGATTTGGGCGGGCCGAGGCCCGTAATATCGTTGATCAAGACGCCCATCTCTTCGGGGCGCTCGAGCGTGAACGTATATGAGTCCCCGGAGGGATTCAGAACAGTGAAGCCTCTAAGCATACACCCTCCAAGATGGTGGAAGCGTCCATTCTGGAACAGTTTACTTCCATTTTGACTAATTAGTAAGACAGAGCCGCCTCTTTAATCTGACGCAGCTGGTTTTGTGTGTTTCGGTAGATGTCCATCGCGCTCAATGCCTCGGGTGAGGTGTTGTTCTGCGTGAAGTTGATCTCTGTGGTACGGTTCACAGTCTGCGCTTGCGGTTGCTGAGGTGGCTCAGGCGTTCGCGGCCTTGCAGCTTCCACATTCGCTCGGATCGTCTGTTGTGAATTGAACAGGCTGTTGAGCTGATCAGCACCAGCCTTAGCTTTGTCCAGATCGAGTACTGGAGCGACCACGGGATTAATCTCCATGTTGAGATCGTCGAGGTTGATTCCCTTGAAGATTTCGTTAACACTATCGATCAGCTCTTGAGAAGCTTTCTCAGACGCGGCTACGGCCCCGCCACTACCTTCTTCAACACCTATCGCCAGCCCCTCCATGCTGAACTTACCTATCTGTTTAAACACGCGCGATGGAGACCTAATACCCAGAACCTTCTTAGCGCCATTAACCATGCCCTCGAAGAATCCTTTAACCTGTTCTCCGAACCACTTGGCCATGCCCTTCATGCCTTCCCAGACTCCCCGGACGATGGCCCCGCCGATGTCGCCGATTAGACCAAGTATGCCTTTAAATGCGGCTTTGATCGCGTCCCACAAAGCATTGATAATAGCCCGGCCGAGTCGACCCATTGCTTCAATAAGAGCCATGTGGTTCTCATCGATAGCGTCAGCCATACCGTTGATGAAGTCGATGATCGCCTTAGCGCCAGCGTCAACAATCTTTGGGATTGTTCGACCAAGAGCCCTTAGGAATTCAGCTATGATCTCACCGACAACCGTTGTTACCTCGTAAATATGGTCACGAATACCTCGAAGTAGCCCGAGTATAATCTCTATGCCGGCCTCTACGAGTTTAGGCACCAGAGCTATCAACGCGTCGACTAGGGAAATAATCAGGGTAACGCCCGCTTGTACAAGCCCAGGAATGTTATCGATGAATACTTGGATCATACCGCCTATAAACAACGATACGGCGTTCATGATCGTGGGCATGTTCTCGCCGAATACGGCAATCATGATGACGATCGTTTCAGCAAGCTTCTGGCCCATATATGGGAGGATAGACAAGAAGGACTGAATGGCCGACGTCAGGATTTGAATGCCCGCACTACCCGCCGTTCCAATGGTGGCTAGACCAATACCTAGTGCCAAGACACCTAGACCGAACACCGCCACGGCTGCGGCAAAGGTTAGAAGCGCGAGTGCAAGGGCTTGCATCGGAGCAATAGCTTTAGCAAGAAGTACTGAAGCGCCGGCCAGGGCTACGAGTACGACAACTAGTGCGCCCACGCCGATTGCTACAGGCCCTAGTCCAGCGGCTCCAAGCAGCAGGATCGACGGCACAATGGCGCCAATCGCAACGCTCAGCAAGAGTAGCGAAGCAGCAGCTCTTGGATTTGGTTTGATCTTGGAAAGGAGAGCCATACCCGCAACAAGGCTGGCAAGAGCCAGGCCCATCCCGATCATACCTTGCACAAGCTGCCCCAAGTCCATACCACCTAGAGTTTCGACAGCTTTCACAACTAGCAGAAGGCCCACAGACATGGCAAGAAGTCCCGCACCGGCCGGGAGAGCTTCTTTGTCTAGAAACTTCATAGACGCTGTAACCGCAGCCATTACTAGGAATAGCGCAGTGAAGCCTTGAACAAGAACGCCTATATCCATTGTGCCGAACTTCGCGATCACGTCTACAAGTCTCTGCATAGCCACAGCCATTGCTATAAGGCCCAAACCGCCAGATGCGTCGAACTTGGAATCACCAGTCAGGCGCATGAACAGCCCCATAGCTGTGAGTACTGCTGTGATCGCCAAGACGCCCTGGAGCGCCTCTTCCGTTTTAAGACGTCCGACCTGCTGAACCGCCAGGGATATAGCTAGGAGCGCTATACCAATAGCAATCATCTGCCTACCGACGCCACTACCCATCTTGTCAAGGTCTGCGGCTTTGGTGAACAGTACCAGCGCCGTTAGCACCGCAGCGATACCAGCGATCCCTTTAATGAGATCTTGCCACCGCATTTGACCTAGCATCTCTACAGACTTGGAAATAAGGATGAGTGCCACGCCCAATCCAATAAGACCTAGAGACGTCTTTGCTAGGTCGTTGTTGGCGGGCATCTTTTTGACAGTGTGTGTAAGCTGCTCTAGAACCACACCAAGTGCCAAAAGCCCAACAGTCAACCTGAACGGATCCATTTGGGCGAATTTCTCTAGCGCTTTTGTGAGTAGGAGTACGGACACAGATATGATCAGAAGACCGAATGCAACCTTAGCAAATTGCATGCCTGTCAACCCCTCACTCTTCGAGATGAGGTAAAGCATACCCGCGACTTCCCCTAGGAGTACAGTCAGTGCGATAAGACCTTGGGTCAGTTTAGCGGCATCAATGTTTGAGAGTGCCCAAACCGATGCTGCGAGTACTCCGATGGCGAAAGCGATAGTGAGAAGAGTTCGTGCTTTGACCTCGCCGGTCAGGGCTTTAAGATGGTCTTTAACCGCGTCTACGACTCCGCCAAACTTCTCGATCATCTCAGCGGTGTTCTTGAGGTTTTTCTGAACCTTACCGGCGATTCCCGCTAGACGCTGCACCAGTATAAACAGCGCGGTACCGATACCTGCGCCGAGAGTTAGGTTTGTACCCGCAAGAAATTGGTTGTATTCCTCGCCGACGGACTTAACACTCTCATCTTTCTTCAACTTCTTGTTCAAGTCGCTGAAGACCTTATGCGCATCGTCCCACGCCTTTCGAACCTTCTCGGCAAACCCTGCGGCAGCCTGAGCGAGGACGTCGAACCACTGTTTGATTTTCTCAAACGCCGCCAACGACCCGGAGGTTGTGACAGCGCCGATCTTTCCGAGCTCTTGGTTCGTGGATTCGGCAGCACCTTTAGCCGCAGGCACCAGGAAAGCCTTTAGCTCTTCTAGTTTCTTCTGCGTGAGCTGTGCAAAGTCTCCGAGTGTACGCCACACATCAGTGCCGAAACGCCCGATAGCTTCGCCAGCCTTAACTATGTAGGGGGTGGCGACTGAAATAAGCCACTTCACCCAGTCACCAAAAGCCTGAACCTGCTTTAGGAAGAAATCGGATTCCTTTGCGGCGTTGGAGAGGTTGGTGACCCAATCGGCAAGGCCTGCTACAAACTCAAGAATGCTACCGTTACCTCTGGGGAGAAGAGATATGAGATCGTTTAGAAGCGCCCCAATACCGCGAGCGACGGCGAGAACGGCCTGAGTGACGAGCGAAAATACAGAGAACAACCCTTGGAAGATTCGCTTCAGTTTTTCAGCGCTCGGCTCAGATAGTATTAGGCCTTGCGTGATGCGCTCGAGCCCCTTAGATATCTCGGCCATGATGGTACCCATGGTCGGCGGGAAGACTGCATGCCACGCGTCTCGAATAGGACCAAGGATGCGCCCAATACCCGTGAGAACGTTCTTGAGTGCGTTGATGATGGCCGTTCGCCCGCCAAGATCCTTCCACTGCTGCCACATTTGATTTCGAGCCGTGGCGGACTCGTTAATTACGGCGCCGAGAGTGTCAGACAACCACGTAAAGAGTTCCTTAGCTTCTTCGAAATCGCCAAGGATGATACGCCATGTCTGCGCCCACCCCGAACCCTGGGCTTCACCGAGGGTTTCGAGTAGCTGGGTAAACGACTTTACTTTGGTTGCTGCATCTTGTGCAACCTGTCCCATCTCAAGGATGTCCTTGATTTGACTCTCGGAGAATCCTTGAGACTTAAGGGTTGCAGCATCGACTTCGCCCGCGTACTGCCTAAGTGTCTCAGTCAAGACCTTGGTGGTGAGCCATCCGTCTTTTAGCGAGTCACGGAAACTCTTACCGCCATTGAGTGCTTCGCGCTGCTTCTTATTGAGCCCGCCGAAAGCCAAAGCTGTACGCTTAAGTGCATCCTGGAAGCCCTGACCACCCATACCCGCGTTGACTACCGAGTTCCAGTCCTGAAGGCCAACACGGCCCGCGGCAATAGCCTGAGACAGCTGATACATCGCGGTCGAGGCCTGCTGGCTATTACTTCCCGAAACAGCCGCAAGGTTTGCAATACCCTTGATCGACTGTGCGGAGTCCTTCAAACCAACACCAGCGGCCGTGAACGTTCCGACATTTCTCGTCATCTCCGAGAAGTTGTAGATCGTCTTGTCGGCGTAGACGTTCATCTCGTCGAGGATCTTATTAACGTCGGCTATGCCGGCGCCTTCCTTACGAGTGTTGGCTAGGATCGTCTGGACCGCGTTTATCTGCGTTTCATACTCGCGGAATCCATCAGTAGGTGCATTAAACACAAGGTTCTTGGACCACTGGAGCGCTGAGTCAACTACGCGGCTCGTAATGTTAGCTAGGGCCGTAATGGCTGCGATCTCAAACGCTTTAAACCCGGCAGAAGCTTTTTCGGTTGCTTCACCAATCGCATCCATTTTGACGTCTTGCGCGGCTTTGCTAATGGAGCCGAGAGAAGCGACAGCTTTGTCAAAGTTAAGTGCGTTGTTGAAGTTTTTAAGTGAGCTCTGTGTCTGCTTAATACCTTGCTCGAACTGTTTGTTATCGAACTTCATCGATACAACGCGCTCGTCGAGCTGCTTACTCATGCCGAAGTCACCACCTTCCAGACGTCATCGGCGATCTTATCCATGATCGGTTTAATTGTTCGGGGGATGTACGACCTACCGCGCACCCATCCGCCAGTTCCGGTCGCGTGACCGTACTCTAAGATAATGGCAATGGGAACGCCTTTGTTGCGGTGAGTGTTGGTCCAGGAGATACCCCAGACGCCACTTTTGTAGTCTATACTGTACCCCCAAGACGAAGCAGTCTTGCCACTATCTTGAGGTGTAGCCGCAGCAAGTGCTTGAACACCCTGTTGACCATACGCTTCCAGACGACCCCGTATGTCCGGCTTTATAATCTTAGCCAAGAACTGTTGCGTCTTGCTGAAGTCGCCACTACTGGTTACGCTGAGCACGAAGTCTCTCCTCAGTCTCTGCCCGGCGCTTCTCGTTAATAGAGCGATACCGTGACAATGTTTCTGATTGAGCTTCTTTCTTACGCTTTGGATTCTGCTGATAGCCGCAGACGCGTATCAGCATCATAAGCCTGTTAAGGTTCCAGTACTGACACTCGAATGGTATACGATACGCGACCATCCAGCCGTAAATTTCTTCAGAAGTTACTGGACGAGCACGTCCGTCTTCTCCGCCACGAAATGTAGTAGCAGTGTGTGAATCGTCGAGGTATTCTTGAATCTGCTTCACCTCGGACGGTCCGATACGCAACAGATCTTTCGCCGAGACTCGCCCCTCCGCCATACAGCGGAGGTAGTCGATAATCATATCGTGCGACTTGGAGGCGCCGCCAAGGAAAGGTGTCTTCCATTTTGACTCCCCCTCGGCGACGGCCACAAGCGAATGCTCAAGCCGCAGATCGATGGGTTCGTCGGAGATGAAAGTCTCAGTGACTTCATCATATCGTTCGCCACCGGGGATGCTAAGCTCAAGCATTCGCTTGTAACCTTTCTATTAGGAGACCAGCGTCTTGATCTCGTCAGGGGTCGGGAGCTTTGGAGCCACTCCATCGGTTCCACCCTGATTGGTCGGGGCTTTGCCGTAGAGCATCTCCTGCACCTTCTTGAACTTCTCTTCTTCGATTCGAGAGGATCGGATGATGACGTGTGCCGTCGGAGCCTTACCGGAGACGTTCGTCTGCTCGGTGCTGAACTCCCAAGACAGCGTGGTGGGCTCGGGGCTCTCGTTCAACGTCTCATTGTCGGCGCTGGAAGGAGAGGCCTTACAACCGTAGGCGATGTGAATCTCTTCGCCGAAGTCATAGCCATTGACGTCGGAGGCGATTTTGGTTCGCCAACAAAGAGCGAACTTACGGCGGGACTGCTGGGTAATAGCAACACCGGGAGCAATCTCGGCTTCGCCGTCGCAGACGTCGAATTCCTTAGGGGACTGGAAGGCTTCGATGGTACCTTTGAATTTCTCGGGAGAAATCACGACAGCATATACACGGTTATCCGCGTACTTCTCAGTAGCCTCGCCCCCCTCTGGCGACTGGCTGATCTTAGTGAGGCCGTTCCACGCCACACCTTCGCCATAGTGGCCAGTGTCGTCCATTACGAACAGAACGCCGCGGTCAACACCACCCTTGTACAGGCGTTCGCCGTCCTTATCCCATACCAAAGCGTCTTTCGCCACTTTGGACTCCTTTCGTTAGTTGTAAATTGTGAACACGTCGTGATAGAGGTTGTTCACAGCATAGTGCCTGTTCATAGCACTCCATGGAATACTAAGAATCTTCTCCGGAAGCTGACTGTCGGGCTCTCGGTAGATCGCCACCACCTGATACTGTCCATGCGTGACATACGGGCCGTCGTCCGCGTGGTTAATGTCGTAGTCGACTTTGGAATATACGACGCACGGATACTCAAGCTGGACAGATGGCGGGGGCTGATAGTACACTTTCGCAGAACCGGCAACCGCTTTTAGTCTCTCATGGAGACGTTGGCGTGGGGCCATTGTACACCTTCCCGACCGTAAGCGACAACCGGGGACGCCGCACTTCAACATAATTAACGCGCCACCTCTTGCCGCCCCACACAACATATCGAATGTTAGTGAAGTTCTGAGAAGAATACGCGTCCATCATAATGCTAAACTCATGCGAAGCCACCAGGTCGTCGTTAAGGTTCTCGCTCGTCTCCCACCGACGGGCTATCCGGTTTGCATCACCGATGGCTTTTCGCTCAACGATCTGCTCCTCGAATACCCCGTCAGCGGTTTCGACATAGTCGGCATACCCGAGCATACCAACAAAGCGCGCCATTTTGACCTATCAGGCCTTCTTGCGCTCGAAGACGACGGCGGCTTTTGGAGTGGTCAGGGCGCCACTCATGTAGATCTCATACAGGTACTTCATCTGGTTGAAGTCAATGTCGAAGAAGTCAAAGTACGAAATCTCGCCGCCGCTGTCGTTGCCGAGGGTGTAGTCGCCCAGGTTGACAGCGATACCGATCAGGTCGACTTCGGCAGAACCAACGGTGCGCTTCAGCCCGTCGAACTCGGGGACCTCGACGATGTTGGACACGCGCATGCGGCGGGCCAGGATATCGTCAGTCGGGTACATGTAAGCGCCATTCTTGTCCTTCACAAGCTGAAGGTCAACCATCGTCTGCGGAGAGACGAACAGTGTGGGCATGCCCTTGCCTCGGTACTCGACCATGCCACGAGTCACAGACTCAACCAGCTCGACGCCTTCGACAGTCTTCTCGACGGTCTTGTGAATGGAGTACAGTTCGTCGTCGGTCCAGATAGGACGAAGCTTCTCCGGATCGATCTTGTCAGCAGAGCTGGCCTGTCGGCCGTCGCCAACCAGGATAGCGCGAGCCAGCTCCTTGTCGAGCATGATGCGCATTTCCTGCTTAACGAAGTCGATAACCTTGAGGTTGGTGGAGTCGATGACGTCCTGGCGATCGAACTTCTGCTTCTTGTAGATCCAGGTCGGGTGGGTCTCGCGCTTCAGGAGTTTGAAGACCTCTTCAACCTTCTTGTTACCTTTGGTGTAACCCTTCGCTCGGGCCTCGTCTGCGGTAATGTCTGCATGGAGGCTCTTCACCTTACCATGGGGGAAGCGGCGAACGCCGCCAAGAACGTTGGCCACCCATTCCATACGGTTGGCGATAAAGTCCGGGGTGTCGGAGACAGCGGTTGCCTCAGGGAAGAGGTACTCGATCTTCTCGATGCCGTACTGGGCGGCGTGCTTCAGTGCTGTGGTGCTGAACTTGCCGCCAACGTCGATGGCCTCACGGATCATACCGTTGATCTGGTCACCGGTCATGGTGTGGCGAATCTCGTTCGACGCAGCGTTACCCTGGAAAACGTTGTGGGTCAACTCGCTATCCTTCGTGTCAGAGTGTTTAATGGTGTCGGCGCTTTTAGCAGAGTGCTGAGCGTCCTCGGCCGGCGCCTCATCGGCCTTTTCCTCTTCGTCGTCCAGCTTACCTGCGGCGGCCTGCTCTACGAGCCAGGCTACGACGTTCTTCTCTTCCTCGGACATGCCGTCCAAGATGTCTGCGACGGTTTTACCGCCCTCTTCGGCTGGAGCTTTGTCCTCGCCGTCGGCGTGCCGGAGCTGCGATCCAAACTGAATCAAAGCTTCCCCTTCCATTTCCTCACTCAGACCGTCAGAGTGCGTGAGGTATACTTCATCGATCCGGGCTTCCGGATTCGCGCCGACGAGAACGAGGGAGACCTCGACAAGCTCGCCGTGCATAACAGTGGCGCCCTGCTGCTTCAGATCTTTTGCATAGATCGAGAGCGAGTTTAGATCCCCATGTTTAACAAGCTCGCGGGCGGTGTTTGCCGTGGCGGTCTCGTTAAACATGCAGGTAGCATACATACCATCCTCTCGGTGTTCGAGCGTTGCTCGGCCGAGGATGTTTTCAAGACTCCTGCCTCCGTGCTCCCAAACAAGCGGAACCGTGGCGCCGTCCTGATGCTTAAATGCATTTGGCGCAATGGTCCGGCCGTCAGAGCACAGAACATTTGCTCGGGTAGCGTAGCCCGAGAAGTCTGCTTTCATTTTGACCTTTCATTAGACAGCGTCCGGTGCGGGCGCCGTGTCTTCCACAGGTAGGTTTGGATTACGTAGCTTATCCGCGTCTGGGTCGGTCGCCGGCGGCAATCCGAGAACTGAGCGGAACTCATTTGGTGTGACTACCTGGTTGCGGATCAACTTGTCGCCCAGCTCGGCAAGCTCAGAAACAGGAACCAGCGAGAACGGCTCGGTGAACGTTGAAAGCTCGTGGCCGAGACCGCGTGCGGTCGCTGTCAAGAACTTTCGTCTGAGCTCCTCAACAACAGCCTCCACTAAAGGTTTAACAGTCCGCTGACGATAGTTCATCATCGTCGTCTCGTTGGCGGTTCCAGCCAATACTTCCTCTGTAACGCCCAGTTCTGAATGTAGCCTTTTGGTGAGGTATTCAATCTGGGACAGGAGAGTGTTTTCGACTGGCCGGTTTAGCTGTGTAATCTTTTCTGTCGCGTCGGCGTAAGCAATACCATACTTAGACCCTGTGAGTTGGTCTGTGATTTCGCTAAGACGTTGCTTCGCCTGCTGCTTTCGAGCCTCGCTGCGAACAGTATAGGGGAGCTGGAAGATGAGATCCAGCTTATTTGCCGCAGCCGCGTCATCTGCAGAATCGAGAAGTGCGAGCTTGTGTGAGAGCCTCTGGAATGTCGAATTCGGCGCATTCAGAATTGGATACAGCGGAGACTCAACGATGGCCACTGTCTTCTTCGGAAGAATCACTTCGTCAAGTTCGCCGCGCTCCTGATTGAACAGCTTAACACGCACGTACTCAGGAAACCACTCGACCACCTCGCCGACGCGCATAGTCTTAATATCATACGACGCCGACCGGGATGGATCGAGCGTGGTATCGACAGGGACTATGGCGCAGACGCCTTTATTGAGTAGCGTCTGAAATATGTCGAGTCGGAGAGCCTGGGCACTCTGGTCGATGTTTGCCTCTACGTTCAGACACGAGTGAAGCCCGTCACGGATGACTTCGTCGGTCTGTCCCTTACCATTCATTTTGACGTGGTGAATCTTGACCGACGCGCAGTCCATCGCAATACGGGTTTTGACAGCGGCCAGAACCGATAGCTCGCTACTGATATAGGTACGATTAACTGGACTTCGACTATACCGCCCATACGAGTAGTCGATTCGGATCTCTGGTTTGCGGAAGGCGTTCCACGCATGGCGAAGTCTATCGCCAAATGGCGCCATAGCGCCTCCTTTCATTATTCAAATGCATCGCGATGGAGCTTATACGCCACGAACGCGTCCATTAGAGCCGCGACAGCATCGACCTTGTCTTCGGCTCTCTTCTTCATAAGCTTGCGGTTACCATTGGTGTCTTCCATCGTGATGGCATTGCCCAGACAGAAGGACATCAACTCTTCGTCGAAGAGAAGCTCGCGTCGGGACGCAAACGTCTTCAGCTCGCCAAGTGGGACAGACTCGGTGCGTGCGCCCTGGGGAACTTTCTCGATGCCGTATGGCCCGTTCTCCATCTCCCAGCGAGCGACGAACTCTTTGGCGTTGTATGGATCATAGCCGAATGAGCGGACGTCGTACGAGTTTTGCTCAATGAAGCGATCCAGATCATCATAAACGCCACGGTCCACTTCTAGCATCGTCCCCGGGAGTACCACAAGAGAGCCCTCATCTAGAAACTCTTGATACTTGAGTCGGAGGGCTGCGTGCAGACGGTCTAGTGTTACCTCGGTGATGTACGAACGAGTCTTAACGCCGAAGCCTCCACCGGGCAGCGGGAACAAGAACGTGAACGAACAGAAGTCATCACCTCTCGACAAGTCCGCCCCCATAGAGCACGGCATCTTCCAGAAGTTCTTCGGTGGATGTGGGCGGGTCTCTTCGTAAGTGAAGAAATACGTAAATCCTTCAAGCGGAATACCGAATCGCTTAGCCAGAATATCGTTCCGTGCCGATGGAACCTGCTCCGCGCGATCGACATCCCGCTGGTAGGCGTCATACGACACGGTGATGCCGATGTTCGGCTGAGCCTTCACCCACATGCGAGGGTCGGCGACCTCTTTAACGTCGTCTAGCTTGTAGTACCAGATCGAGACGTGCGGGGCCGTCATCTCGCCTCGGAGGATCTTCATCAGCTCCATCTTCTGAGCGTCTCCTGCGCCGTTGCGCACGGTGCCCTCGGAGGATATAGCGATGATGGAGTATTCTTCGTGTTTGGATGAGCCCTGCTCGATAGCGCCGATCACGTTTTCTCGAACGTCGCCAGACAACCACTCGTCAATCGTATTGTATTTTGACCTAAGCGACTGGAGTCTGTCGATTGACATTGGGCGAATTTCAACCAGCGAGTTCGTCAGGAAGTTTTGAATACCCATCTTGGTGGGGGCCAACTTCTGACGCTTCGCGGGATCCCCCGAGGTGTTCTTGTTGGACCCGTGGGTCAACATCTTGAACAGAGGGCCTCTTGCGCGAGTAATAGCCGTACGAATCGGCGAAAGAACCTCGTCTGCTTGTCGCATAGTAGGTGCAGTTACGATTTGATGTGTCGTGCTTGTGTCGATGTTGAGCCAGTATGCTTGCCATGTGGCTGCATACATCGACTTTGCACCGCCTCGTGCAACGATGATGTACTGTTTCTTAGTCAGTCGCATCTTCTTGCGCCGCAGCTCATAGCGCCCACCAGGGCGGTCCTTGTGTGGGACGAACACTGTGCGCTCTGTGAAGTAGTACCATCCCCAGAGCTGCTCAGCCCAGAGTTTGAATGAGTCGAGCAGGTGGAGGTCTTCCCCGTCGGTCGTAGTAAGCTCGCGCTCGCAGTACTTCACATATCCATCGATCGCTGAATCGTCGAAGTACATGTTAGGATCTGCGATCAGCGCATCGATTCGGTTCATCTCCTGCGAGATCTCTTCACACACAGGTATTTCTCCGCGCATGACCTTATCGCGGAAGATTCCGTAGTAGTACGGTGTCGCAGTGTTCGAGAGCGCCACTTACTTCCCCCTAGGTCGAACCTTTCGGCCTTTCTCATCGATAACGCTTCCGCGATCGAACATGAAGTCGCCGTATTGGTCTCTGATCTTGTTTTCGGTCGTCTTAGCCGTCGCTGTTGGGCCGCTGTACGTCCGCTTGAACTCTGCGCTCATGTTATCCCAGCGTCTGCGGAACGCACTACGAGCATTATCTCCAGACCCGCCAGATGGGGGTTTCGGCCCAGGTTTGGCGGGGAGGTTTGAGGCCCCGGCGTCGGGGGTGTCCTTTGGGCCTGGTTCGCTCTTGGGCTTGGGTGGCTTTGTCGACCCCGTCTTTGTCTGGTTGATGACCTGGTTGAGATAACCCGTCGTTTGTTTGCTGATCATGGCCGAAGCCGTAGCTACGGCTTGAGCAGCGAGCTTGTCACCAACCCTCGACGCAAACTTTTGCCACCCGGAGCGCGTCAGTTTGGCATACTCGGCATCCATTTTGAGTCGGTCGATGGTTGCTCGAAGCTGTTTGTCTGAGATGTTGGCAGTCTTCTTTCCACGAATCAGCCCGCCAGACGATTCCGGCGGCTTGTTGTGGTTTTCGCTAAGATCCGCCTTGGTGTGTATCTCGGGTTTCTTCTTTTGGCCGACGACGGCCATACCCCAGAACTTAGGGGCTTTACGTTTAGCCAGGCGCGCCATAGCGTCGCCGCCAGAGCGCTTCTTTCGGACGCCCCATTTCATCCCTTTAACACCGTGATGGGTTAGGGTGTCTGTCGCCATGTATCTACACCTCCTTGATTTCGCTCGACGTGGATGTTGATACGCCATGCCAGCTCTTGGAGCTGCTTATCGATGGCCGATACGAGAAATGCATTTTGAGGGGGATCGAACAGTTGTCGAACTTTGAGGTAGACGAAAGGCTTGACTTCTTCAGGGTATTCTCGCACAAAGACCTGTGGCCAGTCGATCTCCTGATTCATCACATAGGTCTTGACATCTACACCGAGCTCGGTGAGGGTGCTGAGGGCGGCGTTGATAAACGTTCTCAGTTCGATATCGAAGTCATAATTATTCCAGGCAATCCCGCAAAACGCCTTAGTGTCCGCGAGCACACTCATGTTGGCCTCTTTCCCCAGAGACAGGTGTCGCCTGGAAGTCGAGCAACGACAGGTTTCGGTAGAAGTCCGTCGTCGCCATAATGGATGGCTTGGTGGGTTCTCATACTTACGCTGATCAGATAGCGAGGATCAATGACATCTGGATTACCGCTCTTCAGATCTATTGGCTGCATTGGATTCATGTGGTGTATGTAGATTCGTCCATTGATTGGATAGTCTCGATGCCCCATATCGAATCCGTCATCTCGTAGAATGACTTGATCGCGTATAGACCTCCACTCGCTACTTCTGTAGAAGCGTTGGTTCAACCAGCGGTCGCCTCCAAATGTGCGCTCCCCCACACCCTGCTTGATTCGGAGATATTGGTATCGATCGAAGTAGTTCTCGAGCGCAAAGAGCGCCTCAGTCGTCCTCAGACTCACCGCGGTAGCCCTTCATAGCTTCAAGTGCCTCGGCGTAGAGCTCTTCGACGCGCTGGCCAGACTCGAGAGCCGATACGCGGGCCTTGAGAAGCGTGTTTTCGTTCTCGAGACGCTCGCGTTCGAGCTCTTCGCGGACGGGATCGACCTTAAGGAACTGAATAATGAGTTGATTACTGGCTGTTCCGTCCTCCAGCTTTGCTGCTGCGAGGTCATAAGCCATTGCTTTCAGTTGGTTGGCCCGGCCCGCGGCTGTTTTGGCTGGTGGACGGCGACGTTTGGTGGTTGTTTCGGTTCGTTTTGCCGCCATCGGCCGCCTTTCTATTCGGTTTTCGCTCCAGACAACCCCAGATTTTGCCCCTTCGGGGTTATTTCGGAGAGCGCGCGATGCAGGG